CTTCCGAGGCAGCGGTGCGGCAAGCGTGGGGATCACAAATGGGTCGGTGCTGATTGATGTGGCAGCCGGGGCCGCCGCGATCACACAGTCCATCGGGATGAGCACAGAAACGGCGGGCGGGGCCACCGCCGGCACCACCGGCTACGCCACCGGAGATGACATCCTCTACCACTTCGTACCCGGCTCTAACATCACCATGAGCCAGAGTATCAACGGGGCGAGCGGTACGCTCTCGATCTACGGGCCGGCTGCTGGGGGTGGGGTAACCTATTCGAACTACGACCCGCACCGAGGGGCCGAGCGAGTGGCAGGGCAGCAGGGGCAAGCTACCCTCTTTGTGCAGCCAATGTGGAACGTCCCCGCATTCCAGTTCGGGCAGTTCGTCATGCCGGTGCAGTTCTCGAACAGCTCTAACTCCTCTGGCTCAGCCACGATTTCCTGGTGGGTCGGAATCTACACCTCGAACGTCAGCACCCTGTCCAGGCTGATGAGCACCTCTCACACTACCGCATTCACGATGTCAGGGACGGCTGGAAGCTACTCCCTTTACGCTGGAATGCGAAACTACATCATCCCTTGGACTTCCACCATCAGCGCGTCAGACTACTGGGTTGGCATCGTCTCTAGAACAACCACCGGCGGAACGAACATGACCATCTCACAGTGGCTTGCCTCAAATCCGAACTCGAACATGAGCGGTGAGTTTGGCGTGGCATCCAACGCGACGAAGGCGGCTGTGCCGATGGGACAGGGCTTCTACTCTGCTACCACATCCGCCATCCCGGATTCGATCGGCTTCACCCAGATCAACGCTTCGGGCTCACTCAACCTGCGACCACCCATCTTCTTCTTCCAGAGCCGAACTATCTAGTCCATGAAGGCCCAACTCACAATTCAAGATTTCGGAGGAGCACACAATGCGGATGGTGGCGCACGCGCCCGCATCCTGAAGGGCGGCTCGTGGAAGCGACAGCGGGTAGTCGTCATCCTGCCCGCCGACACGCTCATCCCTGCGAAGGTGGCGCTTTCCCACTGGAACCTAAGCTTCCCGCCTAACAATGGGGTGGTGCGGATCTTAGCTCAAGGTTTGGAAGTGGGTGATGCCTACTCCACTGCGATTGAGCAGGTGCTCGCTCATCCGGAGTTGAGTCAATGGGAGTACATCCTGACGATAGAGCATGATAATTGTCCGCCACCAAACGGAGTGATTCGGCTGATTGAACAGATGGAGGCCCATCCGGAGTTCTCTTGCATCGGGGGACTCTACTGGACCAAGGGGGAAGGTGGGGTGCCGCAAATCTGGGGGGACCCGAAGGACCCGGTGCTCAACTTCCGTCCGCAACCACCCGACCCGTCTGGCGGGCTAGTCGAGTGCTGCGGGACTGGGATGGGGTTCAACCTTTGGCGGCTGGAGATGTTCAAGGACAAGAAGCTTAGGAGGCCCTGGTTTCGGACGCTAAACGGCCGGGATGGCACGGGGATTGGCACACAAGACCTGTACTTCTGGGGAGACGCGAGGAAGTACGGGTACCGCTGCGCGATTGATTGCTCGGTCCTGGTCGGTCACTACGACCATCTGACAGATACGATGTGGTAGGGAGGAGACATGGGAAGGGAAGCAAAGAGGAAAAAGGCCGCCGCACCTGAGTTACGTCTTGACTTTGGTTGTGGCCCACACCCTCGGGAAGGCTTTGAAGGGGTGGACGTGCTGGACTTCGGGCAAAAGCATGTGGTGGACCTGAGAAAGCGGTGGCCCTGGAAAGATGGGAGTGTGGCAGAGGCACACACCTCTCACTTCCTGGAACACCTGACTGCCGCAGAGCGGATCCACTTTGTGAACGAACTTTATCGTGTACTCGCGCCTGGGGCGAAGTGTCAGGTTATTGTTCCCCACTGGGGGAGCGCCCGGGCCTACGGGGACCTTACCCATCAATGGCCCCCAGTAAGTGAGTTCTGGTTTTACTACCTCGACCGGGACTGGCGGGCCGCTAACGCCCCCCATAATGATGGGTACACATGCAACTTCAAGATCACCTGGAGCTACGCACTGCACCCGGCACTTAGCGGAAGGAACCAGGAATTCCAGGCTAATGCCGTCCAGTGGTATAAAGAGGCCATTCAGGATATAATGGCTACCTTCGTCAAGGAGACGTAATGTCTGAAGAACTACTACCAGTAGACGAGAGAGAAAAGGCGCTGCTCGCTTGGCTCCGAATTAAGTTTGGGGAAGGCATGACCCAGCTGAAGAAGGAGAGGGCGTGGGAGCAGATCCCTTCTGCCATTCGGTATGTGGAGGGGAAGCAGGGCTCCGGGAAGAGCAAGGCTCTCTCCAAGACTTGCGACAACCGCCTAAGGAAGTTGGCCTTCGAAGTCGCTGCCACCATGACGGACGTCCGGCCGATCTGGAACTACGAGACCATGGCGGAGGAGTACAAGAAGCAGGGGGACGTGCTGAATAAGCTGGCCCGGGCTTGGTGGCGAAACAACAGAGTGGACCGGCGGCTAGTAAGCATCCTCCTCTACGCTGCGGTGGGGGGAAGCGGGTATGGGCTTCTAACCTACAACGCCGACCTCCAGGGTGGGAAGGGAGACCTGGAACTGATCCCCTTTGACCCGAGGGACGTCATCCCGGTGGACCCCACCTACTCCGACTCGATCCAGGATTGGAGAGGAGTGATCCTCAGGCAGAAGCTCCCTCTGGAAACGATCCGCAGGATGTTTCCCACCAAGGCACCCAAGCTGGTAGGGAAGGAAGCTTCCTGGGGGCCAATAGATACTGGGGATGCAAGCCCCTCAGGGCTGATTTCTCCACAATGGGATGTCTTAGAGGGGAAGACTGGGAAGCCAGGGACTCCCGGAATCGACATCATGCGCGCCTACTTGAAGGATGACTCTCTGAATTTGACTGAGGAGCCGGTGACCCTGGGGGAGGGGGACTGGGCATACACCGTTTACCCAATGGGTTCTACCCGCCCAGACACAGGAGAGCTGGTAACGAAGGAGATGGCTCGACTCTACCCTAGGGGAAGGCTAGTCATCTTCACTCCGGAGTGTGTGTTAAAGGACATCCCTAACCCCCACTGGCATGGGCTCTTCCCTGTGATCCGCTTCACCTTAGACCCGCTCCCCTGGAGCCTCCTGGGTGCAAGCATGATCGGGGATCTGATCCCCCTACAGGACTCCCTGAATGAGGCCCTCCGAGGAGCAGACGACGGGCTTGCTCAGTGGGTCCGGCGCAGCATTGCCGCGGATAAGCGGGCCATGCCAAAGAGCGCCCTGGACGCTCTGGACGCCCGGGCGGCTGGTTACAAACTACACTACAACCCCGCCCCAGGGGAGCCCTTCAAGGTGATTGATGGGCCTAATCCAGCGGTCTTCAAAATCTTCTCGGAGCAGATAGACTTCCTCAAGCAGGAGATGGAAGACACCGGAGGAACCAGGGGGGTTACGCAGTTAGCCCAAATGGGTCAGATGCCCTCCGCGGATACGATGGAAAGGTACATGGAGGCCCTTTCTCCCTTGCTCCGCCTTAGGAGCAGGAGTATGGAACTCAGCCTCTCAGAGCTTGCAGAGATGCTGAAAGTTGGCTTCTTCCAGTGGTACAGCAGCTCTAGACGAATAGAGCTTCTAGGCAAGGACGGGCTGACGCGGGAAGACTTCAACTTCGACCCGGGGAACATGCTTCCAGACCCGCTTCCTGGAGACAAGCGTTCCCGGATGGATAGGGCGTTAGAGCACCACAAGCTCTTTAGCTTCCAGGTGGCCCCAAACTCCTGGCTGAATGTTTCCCACACTACCCAGAAAATGTTCTACCTCCAGCTCTTTCGCGCGAATATGGTAGACCCCTGGACCATCTGGGACACCTTTGACGTCCCAGACGCAGGACCTATGCCGGCAGAGACGGTTCCAGAACGGTTAGCCATTGCCAAGAGGCAGGGTCTTATGCAGGGGCCACCTCCTGAGATGGTGGCCATGCAGCTCCAGGCACAGATGGCTCAGCTTCAGCAACAACTGATGCAGGTTCAACAGATGATGGCGATGCCGCCTGGAGCACCTCCAGGGGCCGCACCACCGGGACCAGGGGGGCCACCTCCAGGTGGAGGGGGGCCACCAACCCCTGGCCCAAAAAGCCAGGGGGGCCGCCCGCCTAGCGGCGCGGTCCCACCGCACTTCGAAACGAGAGATGGGGGAACACGACCAGTCGTTTCGGAAAGTAAGTAGTTGACAAACCGAGAGCTACAGTTTAGACTGTAGTTCTCCGAAGGGAGAAAAAGATGAAGAAGAAGAGTGGAAGTGGGATCACCCACACGCCGTTTAGTGATGCAGTATGCAAGCCGAAGGGAGGACTCTCAAGTCCTGCTCCGGCAAGTAAGAACGGAAAGAAGTAAGTCATGGCACTGCCGCTGGCCAATAACCTAAAGATGGGGGGACCGCCACCAGGGGGAACTCCGCAGGGGCTAACGTCTATGCTTCCGAGCGGGGGAGCTGCTGAGGGGATGGTTCCTTCTGAAGAGTCTATGCCCTCTGGCGGCGGGGGAGGACTCAAAGATGTCTATGACGAGCTAACTGCCGTTCTAGACTCGCTAGCAAGCATTCTTCCGGAACAAGCAGAGGAGATCGAGGAAATTCGACTTCAGCTTGCGGAGGTTCTTGCAAAGGCAATTTCTGGTGGAGCTGGATTCCAGGGAAGAACCGAGGGGGGCGAGACACTTCGTCCTAACCCGGGACTCCCAGTCTAGTAACCCGCTAAGGAGTTAAGATGAGCAGAAAAGAGGACGTGGCGTTCAAGGAGTGGGGAGAAGCTCTAGCAGGAGAAGTTGAGGAAGGGGAACGCGAGGCACTGCAGGCTTGGCTAGCCCTCCCGATTGCTAGAGAAGTTTTCAGGGGGACCCTCGCACAAGAAAAGCTGTACACTGAGCTGAACAAGATTGCAGAGGAACGCAGGGAGGTTCAGGAGAAGGAAGCAGCCCTTGATGCGTGGTTTGAAGAGGAGAAGCCGAAGAACGAGAAGCTGTTGGCAGAGCGCGATGCGCTTAAAGCCCAGCTCGCTCAAGTCGGCGCAGGTGACCCTCCTCCTGCTGAAGGAACTTCAGCCTCTCTTCCGCCGGATGTTCTCGCGCAACTCAAGGCTACCCAGCAGAAGCTGGATACCCTGGATAAGCTACTGCCAGCGGTCATTGGCGACACCGCCAGGATCGTAAAGGACAGTGTGAACAACAAGTTTGACATCGACCCGCGTGAGGTCATCAAGCTTTCAGTACAGAAGGGTGTGGAACCTTGGCAAGCTTACCTTGCCCTGACCCACGAGGAGCGCCAGAAACGGGAAGAAGAAGCCCGTGAAGCTGAGCGCAAGAAGTGGTTCGAAGAGGGAAAGCGCTCTGTAACTACTAACAGCCCCGATCATCTGAAGCCAGCAGGACCTTCAGTGGTTGACTATCTCCAAGGACTGAACAAGGATAAGGGAGCGAAGCCGATGGAAGCTTCCGACCGAGTAAGCTCAGCGCTTGCCGCCTTGCAGGAAATTGACGTCAGCCAGCTGGGGAGCTAGGAACAAGACACGACACGGGTTTTCAACTAGCTCGGTGAACCCGAGCAGGAGTAAAGAATGGCATTTCTAGATACCGTAAACACCATCACCAGGAAGACGATTGTCCCTGGCATGGTGGATCAGGTGTTCAAGAGCGGCCCAACCATGGCTTACCTCAAGAGGAAC